CTCCTACACATTTCTCCAACTGACTGTCCAACTCTTGGATCCATCACATATTCTCTTGCAAGTGCTCCACACCTTTCTCTTTCTTCTTGTGGTGTATCATACCATTCTTTTATTCTCTCTGCAACATCATCAAATCTGCATCTATCATCGAAAATATATGGTGTTGGTACTGAGCCTACAAGGGATCTATTTGAAGGCCAAACAGGCTTCACCCATTCCCCGTAAGTTAAATCTGGATTATTCTTCCACTTTCTATCATCGTGTAAAGAATGAATATCACTATAATGTTTCTCTAATAACAATTCACCTTTCAATCTAAAACCACATTGGTCTTGCATTCCACCCGTAACATTCAATATAGTTGGAGTTTCTGCCATATGAGATTCTGCAGGACTTAATCCAAATCCTTCATTAGATGAAATTAACATAGTAACATCCGCCATATTATAAAGAAAATTCATATGTTTATTATCTAACTTATCTTCCGAAAAGAAAACTTTATAATCAGGACATACAGCAGAAACAAGTGCAGGTAAATCTGTTCCATTTTGGTCTACGGGTTGAGTATGCATTAC